GCTGTTTAGAAGCGATTTAAGGTGGTGTGACGAGGCCGTTTCGAGTTCGGTGAGGGCTCCCCTTAACCAGAACCAATACGACGCCCTATACAGCCTCTGCTTCAATATTGGAGCGGACCATTTTAAGCAATCTGAGGTAGTCCAGCACATTAACCAGCTAGATTACGCAAAAGCGGCCGATGCCTTCCTTAACTGGAGCAAACCCCCTGTATTGCGGCCACGTAGAGAAAAGGAAAGAACCCTATTCCTGACAGCAATTTAGGGCGTTTTGGGCAGTATTTGTGCATTAATATTAATAGGATCTGATCAATCCATCACTCAACCAAACTCGAGGAAATACCATGGAAGGCTTTACAAAATTACCTAAGATGCAGTGCTTCAAAGAAGGCGGCAACGTAAAGGTCAAAAAGATGTGCGGCGGCGGCTCATACAAAAAGGGCGGCGAAGTTGAAAAAGGCGACATCGAGCAAGACAAGAAAATGATTAAAAAGGCTTTTAAGCAACACGATAAAGCCGAGCATGACAAGTCTGAACCAACCGAGATCAAACTCAAAAAAGGTGGCCGTAGCAAAAAAGAAGTCGGCACAGTTAAAAAATACAAAACTGGTGGTTCTGTAGAAAACGTTTATGGCGCCAAGAAAAAAGCTGGCGACTTAGATCGTATCGAAAAGACTAAAGATATTAAACCAGGTAAGGCTGCAGCTCCTTCCAAGGCAGAAGAAAAACCAACCTTCAAGGGCAGCGACGTTAGCAAGACTAACAAGATGCCAGCTGGCGACAAAGACAAAATCAAAAAAGTAGCCCCCACTGGCGACAAAAAAGCTGCTGCCGCTTCTGGTGCTAAAGAAATGGCTAACAAGTACAAAAAAGGCGGTGAAGTAAAAAAGTTTGCTGACGGCCGCTCAACGGGTGTGCCGTCTGCTGTACAAAATGCTGTTATCCTAAAAGACTTAGAAAACCAGCGTATGGCTGATCGTGCCAAGAATGCACTAAAATATCTTGGCCCAGCACAGCAATCTCAGTTTATTAACCAGGGTGGTATGAACCCAAGCCCAAGCCCAATGACATCTAACATTGGTGCAGGCAATCCAGGCAGCATGCCCGGCGGTTCAACTATCCCTGGCGGCCAAAAACGCGGCGGTAAGGTAAAGAAAAAGTAATATGCCAATCAAATCCAAAGACCAGCAAGCTGCGATGTATGCAGCCGCTGCTGGAAAAAGCACACTAGGCATTCCCAAAAAAGTGGGGAAAGAATTTGTTAAGGCTGGTAAAGCCAAAGCAAACCTACCACAAAAAGTAATGAAAAAGGCCGCTGGCCGAGGACGTTAATCCATGGCCTACTCAGGTACATACAACCAGACAACAGTTAATGTCGATCAACTAATTTCGTACGCCTATCGTGATGCGGGTAGAACCGCAGAAGAGATGACGCCCGAGTTAGTTAACGCTGGTAAGCAGGCCCTGTTTTATGTCTTGCAAAACTCAGTCAACCGCGGCATCAATATCTGGTTGCAAAAGATTGAGATTATTGGCGCACAAACCAACCAGCAGTTTTTAACCATGCCTGCTAACTGCGTGGATGTGTTAGAAGCAAACTGGGTTTATATCACAAACCCTGCGGTCTCTGGTTATTTGCCTGCCGATAATGGCAACGTTCCTGCGTTGTTTGATCAGACCAATAACGCCAACTTGTTGCTACACGCAACAACCACGTTATCAGAAAACTACTTTGGTGCAGCTTATGGCCAAGGTACTCGTCTGTTCTACATTGGTTTTAATGCTTACTCACCAAACACCACCACTACCTACTCACTGGATTTACAAGTCAGTAATGATGGTATTAATTGGACAACTTGGCAATCTTTCCCAGACGCCACGCTGTCTGATTTTCAATGGCAATACTTCCAAGTAAACCCAACTCAGGGTTTCTATTATTATCGCCTTCAAAACCGTAACACTAGCTCAACCTATTCGTTACGCGCTATCCAATTTGCGCAATCACAACAAGTAATCCCAATGGCTCGTCTGAACCGTACTGATTACTTTGACTTGCCTAATAAACAATTCCCAAGCCAACGCACACTGCAATACTGGTTCGATCGTCAGATCGTGCCACAGATGGCGCTATGGCCAGTACCAAACAACAACTTCCAGGTATTTGAAATGATCCTGGAATTGCAACCCCAAGATGTTGGCTCATTGACAAATGAACTATACATGCCTGACCGTGTCATTCCTTACATGCAGGCTGCCTTATCACACAAGTTAGCGATGCAGTTACCTGGTATTGATCTGCAACGTGTTCAGTATTTAGAAAAGTTGGCCATGCAGGCACGTCAAGAGTTTGAAGATGAGGATCGTGATAAGTCTCCGATCTACTTCCAACCTAATATTTCTTACTATACGAGGTAATTAAATGTCAGTGATAATGACCTACGACAGCCTCGTTCTTAACATCCAGCAATACATGGAGCGGGACGATGCTGACTTTATTGCGCAGATCCCCAATCTGATTGCACTTACTGAGTCGTCAATTGCTGCTGAGTTAAAAACTTTCATGCAGTTAATTGTGGTGGAGACTAGCTTAGCAACAAATCAAACTGTTCTCAATAAACCATCACGCTGGCGCAAGACAGTATCGATGAAAGTTAACGGCGAGCCTATTTTGTTACGTAGCCAAGATTACGTGGCCCAGTATCAATCTGAATCAACTAACGCGCAGCCAATTTATTATTCTGATTACGATTATAGCAACTGGAATTTCGCACCAAAACCAGACCAAAATTATCCAGTAGAAATTATTTACTTTGCTGAAATTCAACCCCTGGACGCAAACAATCAACAAAACTTGTGGACACAAATTGCACCACAAGCGATGCTTTATGGTTCATTGTTGCAGGCCCAAGGTTATTTAAAGGCACTGGATAAATTACCTGTCTGGAAACAATACTACACTGATGCACTTGCAGCGCTCAAAAAAGAAGACGATGCTCGCCGCGTGGATCGCAATACTACGGTTCAGGAACCTTAAAATATGACAACTCCAGTCTACACATCGCCCTTTACAGGCACCGTTGTTACCCCAACGGATGTATCTTATTATGCACTCTCTTTTGGTTCAGTTACGCCCCTCTATTGGCCTTCCATTGTTAATCAAGGTGTGGGTGAAATACCTGCTGCTCGCATTATCGATTGCGTTTGTACTAGTGCTAATGCAAATGCTGCTGTCATTACTTTACCGGAAGCTGATCAGGGAACAGTTGGCGCGGATATCTTGTTCCGTAACCTTGGCTCAAATACATTCACAATTAAAGACTATACGGGTGCAAACTCCGTTAGTGTACCTAGTGGTATTTCAAAGTATTTTTATCTTACTGATAATACTACTCCTGGTGGTATCTGGGGAAATGTAACTTTTGCTGCTGGTACATCATATGCCGATGCAGCCACACTAGCTGGTGCTGGTTTAACTACCGTTAATGGTAAGTTAGCCACCTCACAAAATACTGTGGATGTAACATCTACACCAGTTATTAGCGACACCAGCCGTGCCGCAACCTTTGTTTGGAATGGTGGCGCTGGCACATTTAATCTACCAACACCACAGACACTAACTTACGGTTGGTATATTGGCTTTAGAAATAATGGTACTGGTAGTCTTGCTATTATCCCCCCAGTTCCAGCTTTAATTAATAACACAAGCGAAATTGTTACCAACCCAGGTGATTCCGGATTTATTTTCTATGATGCTACCGCAGGTGGTTTCATTACTGTTGGTTGGGTTGCTCCATCTGCTGTAACATTTAACTCAGCAACATACGATGTGGACACCATTATTGGGAACACATTTAACCTAACATCATACGCCCCAATCATCCAGACTTACATTGCACAGTCTGGTACTCGTACACAAAACCTAGCAGTAACATTGCCAGCTATTACCCAGATTTATATTTTGGTAAATAATACCAATCAAACGGGTTACAATATTACTTTCCAATGTCAAGGCAGCACACAGACTCCAATCATTTTATCAGCCGGTAATATTTTTACTGTATTAAGTGACGGTACAAATTTGTATGTATTGACAGCTTCTTCCACTGGTTTATTTTACGCATCTAATGGTACACAATCGTTGCCAGCGTATTCGTTCAATAACGATACAACCAGCGGTATGTATTTAGTTGGTACTGGCGTTTTAGGTTTAACTGCAAACGGTTCTGAGATTGTCAATATGGATGGATCAAATCCTTCTGCACCAGCAGTCAATGTACTTGCATCATTAAACGCTAAATCAATTAGTGGCGGGACGTTCTAAATGGCAGCTGATAATGTTCAGCAAGATACCTCACAGTTTACCCGGATCTATACACTAGCAGTTCCACCGGGCATTAAACGTGACGGCACTTACTTTGAAACCGACGAGTACACCGACGGTGTGTGGTGTCGTTTTCAGCGCGGTGTTCCAAAAAAGATGGGCGGCTATCGATCAATCTTTACCAGCCTGGTTGGTATCTATCGAGGCATGGTGGCACAACCATACAACGGCGTTAACTACATCTTTGCTGGCAACTACAAAGAGCTAGATGTATTTACCACCGGCACAACCTTTGCTACTGGCAGCGGCCCGTTCCCAGTTACTATTTTACCTGGCACTTCTTTTGTCCCGGTTGCAAATAGTAACTCAATCACCTCTACCATTACTATCAGTGGTAACGCAGTAGCCACATTCCCAAATACTAGCCATCTCATATTTCAGCAAACCAGTAATGCTACAACTTTTACTGTTTCATCTGCAACTTATGGCTCAAATGTTACAACAGTAACTTTGACTGGTGGTACAGTTCCATCTAACGCAAATACTGTTTATTTAACAAGCAATGCCGTATTTACACCAGACCCAGTAAACGGTCCTTACTTAAACAACTGGCAGTTTGATGCGCAGTTTAGTCCATATGGCGGACAGCTGTATGTGCTCGCGCATCCAGCTAAAGATTTAGTTAATATTGATAGTGGCGTTGCAAGTCAAGTACTGATTGGGCAAATTACCCCAGGCAACAATTATAGTTGGTCATTTACTGGATTGTCAGATAGCCAAGGACAGTTCCCAACATACAAACCAATCTCTGTTGACGGAGGTGTCTGTGTCCTGTATCCATTTATTTTCGTGTATGGCTCTCATGGGTTTATCGCTAACAATAATGTTAATGGTACTTATGGGAATCAAAATTTTTATGATTGGAACGGACCTTTAGCCAACCAAGTTAACGTTGGTAGTTCTAAGATTGTTAAAGGCCTACCAATGCGCGGAGGTACTAATGCTCCGTCCGGTTTGTTCTGGGCCACAGATAGTCTAATTCGTGTTACCTTTAATCCGGCGGGTTCAACAGCTTCTACTGTCCCATCAACCTACTGGAACTACGATATTGTTTCTAGCCAAATCTCAATTATGTCTTCTAACGCAGTGGTGGAGATGGACGGAGCTTATTGGTGGATGGGTATTGACCGTTTCTATGTATACAACGGTAGCGTGCAGGTTCTCCCTAATGATAAGAACATAAATTACCTGTTTGATAACATCAACTACGAGCAACGTCAAAAAGTATGGGCCACTAAAGTGCCCCGCTACAATGAGATTTGGTTCTTTTATCCCCGTGGCACCGCTACTGAGTGTACTGATGCTATTATCTATAATGTCAAAGATAAGATCTGGTACGATGCTGGCCAAGCGGTAGGGGCGCAACGCTCTTGTGGATACACCACAGAATTGTTTCCTAATCCAATTTGGATTGATTGGAATTACGACCCCATACTCGGTACAGCAGTTGATGTGATTGCACACCCAGCCAGTTTGCCAGCTCCATTATCAACTCAGTTTTATTTAGCTGGAGATCAAACAGCAACATTTAGCCCTGGTGATAGTGTAACGTTTTCAAATGTCCCACAAAACCCAACCTATTTAATCACTGGCAGTCAAAACATTTATAATACTACGGTTAAACCCCCTGGGGTTACTTTAGTAACAGTGTCAACTGCAATCTCACCTTTGCCGGTTGTTGGCGAACCAGTTTATTATATTACTGGCGGATATAACGTTTGGCAACATGAATATGGCCAAAATCAAATTGCATTAAACGGAGAGACAGCAATTTACTCCAGTATTACCACTAGTGATATTAGTTGGATTTCTGGAACCCCAGGCGGTGATTCTTTAATTGGTGTCAACCGTCGTATGCACATCCGTCGTGTAGAGCCAAACTTTTTACAATCTGGTGAAATGTCGATGACCATCTTGGGTCGTAAATTTGCTAGTGGCACAATGACTGAAGATGAGCAAGATTCAGGCCCATATTATTTTAACCCAAACACTGGTAAAATTGACCTGCGTGTTGAGCATCGCCTAATTCAATTAAAGTTTGAATCTAATACCCTTGGTGGTAATTTTGAGATGGGTAAATTAGTCATTACGGCCGAGTACGGTGATGAGCGCCCCTAAGCAAAACGTTATTCCGCAGTTTTTTCCATGTACAACTCAGCATATGTCTTGGGATGACTGGAACGGCAATCTAGCCATTTATTACAGCCAGGAACATATTATGTTCCAACCTGAGGAAAATTGGAGACAAGCCGCCCAGCATATGGCTAGTCTGGCAACATTCCAGCCGTTTCCACTGCCAAACCCAGAGGCTTATGAAAACTGGCAGGACTGGGCTAATGAGTTTACCCTGATAGTAAATAAGCCAAATGCTTAATTTTAGGGCGTCTAGTACGCACTTTTTGCATTAATATAAGTAGATACAATAACCAAAGGAATCAAAATGCACGGACAACAAACAATGAAGTACCTCAACGATAAAGCCGTTGCTGACGCTATTTTGGCAAAACACAAGACTGATGAGAATGCCATCAATCCTGAGTTCAAGAAGGCCGTTGAAGAGGCCTTGGCAGCTAAGGCACAAACAGCAAAATAATAGCTGTTGTGGCTTCTTTTGTTAATTCAAAACATCAAAAGTTATCTCAAGAAGAGATAATTGCTATTGCTGCTAAGGAGACTGGCGGCAAGTATACTGCCGAGCAGATTAAGGCCAGCTTAACTGCTGAGGCTTATGAAATGAAAGCATTGATAATGCGTGAAGGCAACACTTTATTTGTTGTTCATCAGGCACCAACCAATGGAAAAATTGCTCAGTTTAGGGCAATTAATGCCGACACTATTCCAAACTATTTGCACAACTCTTTGATATTTACCAAAGCGATTGGCATGGCTGGATTTAAAGTGTTGATTACCCAATTTGACGATGCGTCATTATTGGGTATTTTTAAATATGTAAAACGTCATGCTCCATTTCCTGGTATGGGATACTCGGCACATAAAAACAGTGATGGTAGTTATACCGTTGTTGTTAATTTAGGCGAGTCTCAAAAAGGTGGATTACCAGATCGGGCCCAACCAATTGACAAGGGTGGACTATAATGGGTGGCGTAGTACAAGCAATCTCTGGAGTAGCATCCGATATCGGTAACGCTGTAACTGGCGGTATTGAAAGTATTGGTAATACAGTTAGCGAGGTTGGTAACGCTATTGGAAGTGCTGTTCAATCTATTGGTAACGCAATTAAACCGGTTGTTCAAAAGATTGAAAGCGACCCAATTGGTACGATTGCGCAAGTTGCTGCAGTAGCCACTGGCCAAGTATGGGCCTTACCAATTATATCAGCAGCGGATACTATTGCGCACGGCGGTGACTTGACCCAAGCGGTTGAGAGTGCTGGAATGGCTTATGTTGGTTCGCAAATTGCTGCCGGGGTATCGGACGCATTACTAGCGCCAGCAAGCGATAGTTTATCTAGCGTAATGGCTAATTCCGCCTCTAATATGGCAGCACAGGGAATACCCGCTGATGAGATTGCTAATACACTACAACAAACTTATAGTAATCAGTTAGCTAATTTACCGTCAAGTATTTCGCCAACCGATTTCACAAATAGTTTAGCTAACGCAGCAGTAAATGGTGTTGCACCAAATACGTTGGCTACAGCTTTTGCCGGAGCGTTTGGTGATAATTTAGATGGTGTATTAAATAGTACCACACAACAAATTTTAGCTGGAGCCGCAGGAAACTCAGTTGGTGCCGCTGCAAAAAGTTTAGCGTTAACTGGCAATATTGATAACGCATTAATCTCTGGTTTAGCCGCAGGCGTAGGTACTACGGTTGGTGG